CTGTCATGTGGAATCTTGCTATGTCATCACAGCCATATGTTTTAAAGTACTCATGAAATGTGATCTCTTCTTCATCGTCTTCACCGGGCACATAATCACCAGTTCTGAACTTTTCCCCTTTATATAACACTTCATACCCCTTTTTGTTGAACATGGTGTGTTTAGTCTCACCACGTAGGCCTGCAGCTTTTGCTATGACACTAACATCTGTCTTCATTATTTTGTCCCAACACTGAGTTAAGCTATATTTTGAAGCTGACTGTATATAACTGCCAGTCACAAGGCCTAGGTACTCACTAAATTTTGGGTCATAACAGTAGTCAGACTCCAATATTGCTATATTTGGCTCAGTCATGTCTACTTTAATGCTTTCACAATCCTCATTATGGCCATCAGGATGTAGAGTGTCAAATTTGATCTTATCATCTAAGACATTACATAGTACTCTTACTTGCTCCTGTGTAGGATCAACAGGAGACTTAGTCATCCCGTAGTTACTATACAACATGTTAGCAAATGCATCCGGAGATTGTGTCATTGAACCAGTCCATATGGACGGTATTCTGGCTGTTCTAATTGAGCTTTCCATATTCCCGCCCGGATTGTCACGCAAATAAAACATCCCTTTGCTAAACTTAGAATACTGTGTGCTGATTCTGTATTTCAGCCAGGTATCAAAGTATGAGTAATTGAAGAAAGGGAATTTTGACAGTATGCTTGGGATGTCACTGTAAGATGCCATGGTATTAAACATAATATACCTCATGTCATGTAGCATAGCCTCTGACGATCTCCTAGCATGACAGTAAAGAATCTGAGGCAACATTAGATCACGTGGATCATCCCTTGGACACCTTGTTCTAAGAACAGCCCATGCAAGAGCTGAAGACTGATATCTTGACATCCCGTTTGTGATTATACTCAAATGCAATCGTGACCACTTGGTCACTACATAAGACAGTTCACCAGATATCTTATACACTCTATCGCTCATACCTGCCAGCTTTACATCACAGGACCTTAAGGGGTAACATAGCCTGTATAGTCTGCTATAACTCCCTGTAGTTGACTTCCTACCACCCCTGACCCACAACAGGGCATTTTGATAGCCCATGTTGCTGAACATGACATGATCATTGTTGTCAGGTCTAGTAGACAACTTATACAAAGTATAACAAAATCTTGATACAAATGACATAGCATGTGCTAAGGGTGTCCTCTTAAATTCTCTTAGTGGTTCTTTATAATGACTAAGATAAGCCTCCTTCATTGACTTAACCCCCTCCGGGCACTTGTCACTGGGGTTGTCATAGAGATCATCCACACTCTCAGAGAGGCAAGGTGACACCATGTAGTCTAGCATGTTGAGCACACTGGAGTCTAGCACTGTCAGTTCTTCCTCAGTGACATTATCACCTAAACCTCTTCTTGGGCCCAAGTGCTTGCCAAAATGTCTCATTTCAAGTTTAAATGCCCCGCCTACTAGTGATTTGGAAGAAATGACAACAGTGTCTTGTTTAGCCACACTGTCACTTTTTTTCAGAGACTCTCTATAGGCCCTTGTGTTTTTCCTGACTTTCTCTTTCTCATTGCCAAACTCAACTCCTGACTGTTTGAATGACATATACCTCCCGAACTTTCCTTTACATGCCACTGCATAATCAGAAATAGAGCGATTCATTGTTTTCATCAGTAGGTATGTTTCTTCATTGCAATATGGTGAGGAGACCAGTTTTTCTCCTTCATAATACAGTGTAATTGCTTGGGCACTATAAGACTCACCCCTAAATCTCAGAGCCTCTGCCAACTCTATGCAAAGATTATATTTATCTCTCCAATCACCTGCAAACAGCTCACCTGTCACTAGCGGTACTTGGAAACTAGGCCTAGATTCTCCAGTGCATAGAATCTCATTCACATTGGACCATTCTATG